AAACAAGATTGTTCTGTAGTATTCAATTGGTTAAATAGATTTCATTATTCTTATTTAAATTTCGGATACTACCCAGATTGTTTAGCATTATGGCAAACAGGAGGATGTTATGATGAGATACAAAGACGATTAGGATATCGATTTGAATTAATAAGCTCAGATATAAGTAACGATATACTTACTCTAAATATTCGTAATGTTGGATTTTCTAATATTTTTAACCAAAGAAATGTATTTTTGATAATAAAAAACACAACCACTAACACAGAACAATCCATCCAACTAAACACAGATATACGTAGATGGAATGCTGGAGAAACAATTCAAATTACTCAAAACCTATCATTAGGATTAGCAGATGGAACATATAATTTATTTTTAAATATTCCTGATAATAATGGAAATATATTATTCTCAATCCAATTAGCCAATACTGGAGTATGGGACCCTGTGAAAGGATATAATAATTTAAACCAAACAATAACAGTTGGAAGTACTACCCCCCCACCTCCAGTACTTGCAGTAACTATATTTTCAACCAAAAATATAATCAACGTATTAGGATTAGTAAATTACACTATTTCTGTGTATAATTTAAATGGTAAATTAGTTCTTACTACAAATGATATGAATTCTTTAAGAAAAGGTTGGTATATTATAAAAGTTACCGATACTAGTACAGGGATAATATATACACAAAAACTTTATAAACGATAATGGAAAAATTAAATTACATCAAAAAAGTATTTATATCTTATTTTAAAGATATGAAAAGTAAGAAAAAAATAATAAAAAATAAATGGCATAAACACATATCCTATAGTATTTTTTTAATTATGGGTTTTGCCCCGTTGTTAAAATCAACGTTTAAAATGGAAGAAGCCTTGTGGTTTCAATATTTTGTACTACTTTTTGTCCCCTTATGTTTATATTGGGGATTTGAAAGAGTACAAGGAATGTATGCGGAATACAAAGGTAAAGACAGACCTGACCAATTTGAAAGTGATAAAGATGTTGTAGCTAGTTGGTTAATATCTTCAATAGTAGGAGTAATTATATATACTATATTATTAAATTAAATATGAAAATAGAACAACAAGAATTAGACCAACTTAGACAATTACAAGAAAAAAATAAAAAAATAATTATGGATTTAGGAGAAATTTCTTATAATGAAATATTATTAAAAAATAAAAAACAACAGATAGAACCTATATTATCGGAAATACAAGATGAAGAAAGAGTATTAAAATCATATTTAATCCAAAAATATGGAGATAATTTAAATATTGATATAGAAACTGGAGAATATTAAACAAAAAATAAATGACTAAAATTTCTAAAACAGGAATATCCCCACTCCAACAAATAAAATCAGAACATTTAACTCGCATAATAGATGCATTATCAGGGATAACTCCTAATACCCAAATAGAAGTATCAGGATCTATTACTGCATCTTATTTTATTGGTGATGGTTCACAATTAACAGGAATCCCTACAGGAAGTGGTGGTGGAAATGCAGGTGGTTCAAATACTAATATACAATATAAAAGTGGAAGTGTTTTTTCTGGAGAACAATATTTTAATTATAATTACTTATCACATAGTTTAGAAAATGGAGATAATGTTACTACAGAAGGATATTATTCTCACGCTGAAGGTTCACATTCAAAGTCTAGTGGTTCATATTCTCATGCAGAAGGAGTATACAACATAGCATATGGTCAAGCTTCTCATGCTGAAGGTTCATCTAATAATTCTTTAGGAAATATATCTCATGTTGAGGGTGCAGGTAATAACACCTACGGTGTTGCTTCTCACGCAGAAGGAACTAATACAGCAACAAGAGGAGACTATTCACATGCAGAAGGAACCAATACAATAGCTGTAGGAGATTTTTCACACGTAGAAGGTGAAAGCTGTATTTCGAGTGGATCATACTCACATGCAGAAGGATACCAAACAATTGCCAGTGGATCATACTCACATGCAGAAGGATATAATTCTATATCATTAGGTATATCATCTCATGCCGAAGGAATTAATAATCAAGCAATAGGAGATTATTCTCATGTAGAAGGACGTAATAATAATTCAAGCAGTTCTTACTCACATGCAGAAGGAGGATATACTCAAGCTAAAGGAGAAGGTTCTCACACAGAAGGATACTCAACAATAGCATTAGGAAATTATTCACATGCTGAAGGAGTCAACACCATAACCTCAGGAGCATATCAGCATGTGCAAGGACAATATAATATATCCTCATCTGTAGAATCTGCTTTCATTATAGGTAATGGAACAGCAAATAACTCTAGATCTAACCTTATATTTGCAGCTGGAAATAAAGTAGAGATTACAGGATCATTATTTGTTTCTGGTTCAAATTCTACAATCGTTATACCTAGTTATACTTCAAATCCCTCTTCACCAAGTACAGGTTCTATGTATTTTGATTACAGTGCTAATTATTTATATATATATAATGGTACTTCTTGGAAATCATCATCATTTTCTTAATTTTTATAAAAAATATTTAATATTTATACCTAAATAACAATTAATAATAATATAACATGCAAGAAACCTTATTATCTCCAGGATTAATTACCAGAGAAAATGATACATCCCAAATTGTACAAGGACCTCAAATAGCAGGAGCTGCGGTAGTAGGACCTACAGTAAAAGGACCAGTAAATATACCAACATTAATTACATCATATAGTGATTATTTATCTAAATTTGGGGGTACTTTCGAAAGTGGTTCTACAACAAATGAGTATTTGACATCAATATCTGCTTATAATTACTTTCAACAAGGAGGAAATTCTCTATTAGTAACCAGAGTAGTATCTGGTACTTTTACCCACGCTTCTTCTTCAATCATATTAAATGCTTATTCTGGTTCAAATAATTCATTTATATTAGAAACTTTATCTGAAGGAGCTATAATGAATAGTACAAGTACTGAACAAAGTGGTGGTTCTTTAATATCAGGTAGTGGTGATAATTTAAGATGGGAAATTCCTTCTCGTAATGTAGCAAATGGAACATTTAATCTATTAATTAGAAGAGGAGATGATAATTCTACATCTAAAACTATATTAGAATCTTGGTCAAATCTATCATTAGATCCAAAATCTCCAAATTATATTGAAACTGTTATAGGAAATCAAGTTACTACTTTAAACGATGATTATATAGATACTACTGGAGATTATACTAATAAAAGTAGATATGTAAGAGTTAAACAAGTTTTAACTTCATCACTTAATTATTTTTATAATAATGGTGTTCCTAATTCTAGATTAACTGGTTCTATCCCAATAATATCAAGTGGTACTTTTGGGGGGGCTACTGGAGAATTATGTGGTGTATATGGGGTACCTAACGATAACTATACATCATCATTAAATATTCTTAATAATAAAGATGAATTTAGATATAACATAATATCAGTCCCTGGGTTAAACCAAACAGATAATAGCGCAGTTATTTCACTATTGGTTTCAAATACCCAAGATAGAGGAGATGCAATAGCTATTGTAGATTTAGCTCCTAAAGGAGCCACAATATCTACAGTTACTGGAGCTGCATCTGAAATTGATAGTTCTTATGCAGCTGCTTATTATCCTTGGGTACAAGTTAATGCTCCAAATACAGGTAAATTAACATGGGTTCCTCCATCAACAATAATTCCATCCGTATTTGCGTATAGTGATAGAGTATCTGATCCATGGTTTGCTCCTGCCGGTTTTAAAAGAGGGGGTATTAGTGTGATACAAGCCGAAAAAAAATTAAGACCAAGTGATAGAGATGATCTTTATTTAGGAAAAGTAAACCCAATTGCCACTTTCCCAGGACAGGGAGTAGTTTTATATGGACAGAAAACATTAATATCAAAACCTTCAGCTTTAGATAGAATTAATGTAAGAAGATTACTTATAGAACTTAAAGATTATATTGGTGGTGTGGGTGATAAATTAGTATTTGAAAATAATACAACAGCAACACGTAATTCATTCATTGCCCAAGTAAGACCATATCTTGATAGTATTCAATCTAAACAAGGTTTATATGCTTATAAAGTAGTAATGGATGAAACTAATAATACTAGTGATGTAATTGATAGAAACCAATTAGTTGGTCAAATTTGGATACAACCAGCTAAAACTATAGAGTTTGTAATATTAGACTTTAATGTAACTCCAACAGGATCTACATTTAGTTAAATAGTAATAAATTAAAGACCTCTTATTGAGGTCTTTTTTCTTTCCATATATTTATGGTTATAATAATAAAATTAAAATACAAATATAATGAATGTATTATCTTCAAATGAAATGATGTTCACTGCATATGAACCTAAAGTGCCAAATCGCTTTATGTTTTATGTAGATGGCATTCCTTCATATATAATAAATAAAGCTTCTTCTCCATCATTTGATGCAGGTGAAATTACACTTGAACACATAAATGTTTACCGTAAAATAAAAGGTAAAGTAAGATGGGGTGATGTTTCCCTACAACTTTATGATCCAATTACACCATCTGGTACACAAGCGGTAATGGAATGGTTCCGTTTATCACACGAGAGTGTAACAGGTAGAGATGGTTATAGCGATTTTTACAAAAAAGATTGTACTATGGCTATATTAGGACCTGTTGGAGACGTTGTTGGTGAATGGATACTTAAAGGTGCATTTATAAAAACATCAAACTTTGGGGAGTATGATTGGTCTAACGGTGATTCAGCTATTATGTTGAATGTTACATTAGGTCTTGATTATTGTATTTCAAACTGGTGATCTTATTTTAAAAATAATTATAAAAGCCTTATCGAAAGATTAGGCTTTCTCCTTTCTGTTTTATATATTTATATATAACAAAAATAATTAAAAAATTATGAGTGAACCAAAATTCAAAATACCAACTGAAATAATTGAACTTCCATCTAAAGGTCTTATATATCCATTAGATAATCCCCTATCATCAGGAACTGTAGAAATGTCTTATATGACATCTCGTAGTGAAGATATTCTTACCAACCAAAATTATATAAGACAAAATACTGTATTAGATAAACTATTAGAATCTCTTATTGTAACTAAAATTAATATTAATGATTTAGTTTTGGGAGATAAGAATGCATTAATGATAGCATCTAAAATATTAGGTTATGGTAAAGATTACACATTTAAAACTATTAATTCAAATGGAGATTATGTAGATAAAACAATTGATTTAACTACACTTAAGGATAAAAATTTAAACCCAGAAGATCTTATCCAAGAAAGGGTAAACGAATTTAGATTTACATTACCTCATAGTGGAAATGAGATTACATTTAAACTATTAACTCATGGTGATGAGAAAAAAATTGAAGAAGAAATCAAAGGTTTACAAAAACTATTCCCAAATTCAGTACCAGCAGATCTTTCTACAAGATATAAATATATAATTACCTCTGTTAATGGGGATAGAGAAAAATCCACAATTCGCGAATTTGTTGATAAAGGGTTATTAGCTAGAGATTCTCGCGAATTAAGAAATGAAATAAAAAGAGTACAACCTGATGTTGAATTAGTTTATTATGAAGACGGGGAAACGGAGGGCTCTCGTATACCAATTAATGCCAGTTTCTTCTGGCCTGAATATTAATAGTATAATAAAACGAAATAAATTATTATTTATTAATAATGATAATTAGTGATAAAGATAGAAGAATATTAGAATTTTTCGGTATAACAGAGAATAATATACATGCCAAAAGAGCACAATTATTTCATGAAATACATGAAATAGTTTTTCATGGAAAAGGAGGTTATACTTGGGGTGAAGTTTATGATATGCCTGTATGGCTTAGACGTTTGACTTATAAAAAAATTGAAAAATTTTATAGTGATGAAAACGAACGAATAGATTCAAAAAATGGAACTTTAACAAACCAAAATGCTGCCGAAAAAATGGCTAAAGCTCCTCATGTAAATAATACATATACTACACACGTTAAAGCCCCTAAAAAATAGGGGTTTTTCTTATATTTATATAGGTAATATAGAAAGATGACCCCACAAGACGCACAAAAACAATTAGCAGATTTACAGAAATTAGCACAGGAATTACAATATACTATTCCTAATGATTGGTTATCTGATCCTCTTGCTAATGCTGATAAAATAACTGCTGCTTTTGTAGAATGGGATGATGAATTAAAAGAAATTAAAACAGATATCGGAGGATTATCTTCTATACTTAAAGCTAATCTTCAAGAATTAACTAAATCTAATGTTGAATTAAATATAGCACGTAAATCATCTCGTGATTTGGTTTCTATATCACAAAAATTATTAGCAGACAGTAATGGAATTTTAGACCTTGATAGAAAACAATTAAAAAATATACAGGAAAAGGTAAAACTTGATAAACTATTATTAGAACAAACCCTTAAAAGCTACGAAACAAAATCCTCACTATCAGAAAAAGAAATAGAAGAATTAGGAAATATAAATGATAATATTGATGCTTCGGAAAGATTATTAGAAATGACCCAAAAACGTCTTGAACTTGAAGAAAAAGTTATTAAGTCTATGGGTATGGCCCCTGCAATAGCAGATGGTATTAATAAATCTCTAAATAAATTAGGTTTTGGTGGTTTAGCTAATCAACTTAAATTAGACGAAGCTATTTCAGAAACTCGTGAATTTGCTAAAACAAATAATGGTAATGTAAGTGCATTTAAAACATTAGGTGTATTTACTAAAGAAGTAGGTTCTAATATTGGAGGTATGCTAACTAAAGCTAATCTATTACAAGCATCTATAGGTTTCCTTATAGAAGCGGTAGGTAGTTTAGATAATTTAGCAGGTCAAACGGCAAAACAATTTGGTACTTCATATGAGGAAGCACTTAAAATAAATAGTGAATTAGTCCAAACAGCTGCATTATCTGATGATATATTTGTTACAACAAAAGCATTAGTTGAAGCCAATAATAATTTAAATGCTGTATTAGGTACTAATAGATCTATTAATGCAGAATCATTAATTACATATACACAATTAACTAAAGAAGCCGGATATTCAGTCGAAGCTGCTACTACACTATATAAATTAAGACAAGCATCAGGTAAAAGTGAGAAATCGTTAGTTTATACATATCTAGGTCAAGTTTCTGCATTGAATGCTCAAAATAAATTATCCATAAATGGTAAGGATCTATTAAATGATATATCAAATATATCTAAAGGTCTATTAGCAACATATGGGGGACAAACCCAAAAAATAGCAGAAGCTGCTTTTGAGGCAAAAAAGTTAGGAGGTAGTCTTAAAGATATTGAAGGTATACAAAATTCATTACTTGATATTGAAAGTTCAATTTCAAATGAATTTGAAGCCGAAGTAATGACTGGTCGTCAATTAAATTTAGAAAGAGCTCGTTATTTTGCCTTAACTAATGATATTGCCGGTGTTGCCAAAGAAATAAATAAGCAAGGAATAGATTTAAATACCTGGAGTGGGATGAACGCACTTCAACAAGATTCCATTGCTCAATCTATGGGTATGAGTAAAGACCAAATGGGGGATATGTTACTTACATCGAGTGCTATATCTAAATTGGGTTGGGATGATAATGAGGCTAATAGAAAAAAATTACAACTACTAAAAGAACAAGGATATAATTTAAAAACAATAAATGATTTAGGTAAACCTGAATTTGAAAGACAACAGGAATCTATAACAATGCAAGACAAATTTAATAAATCTATTGAAAAATTAAAAGAATTATTTGTTGAACTTGTAGATCCATTAATGCCTGTATTAGATATATTTTCCCAAATGCTTGCTTTCATTGCTAAATCTGAAACTGCAATATTGGCTTTACAAACAGTAATGGCTGGTTTAGCTATAAAAAGTATAACTACTGCTATAGCTAGTATATTTACTGGGAGTGCCATTTTAGGTCCTGTGGGATTAGGAATAGCTGCTGTTGCTACAGCAGGGATGATGGCCGCTATAGCATCATCAAAACAACAAGTAAAAGATGGTATAGCCCCTTCATCTAAAGGCCCATTCACAGTAACAGATAAATATGGTGCTACAGCAGTTACAGCAGAAGGTGATCATATAGTTGTTTCACCTAATATTACCCAATCAGATAAACCATCTCAAAATACTTCAAAAATTATAACTAATAATATAAGTAGTAATGAAGGGGGAATAACAATTTTAGCTTCTACATTAGGTAATAAAATGGATCAAATGATAAATAAATTAGATAATGTAGTTATGGCAATAAATAAAGGAATGGTAGTTAATTTAGATGGAATACGAGTATCTAATGAACTTAATACACCAATGGCAATAATGAATAGAAGAATTTAATATTTATAAAATATGGATATAGCAAAACAAAAACAATTTTTATTAAGCGAAATCAAAGTAAATAATCCGATTAATATCCCCCCACAAGATTTAATTATTGGAAATAAATACGAAATTAATTTCAATAACTCATATCAAAATGAAACTTATAATGAAATAATAAAATTTATAGGATATGGAGATGATGAAGACCCAGATTCTGTAGTAGTTTCAATTATTTCTAAAAATAATGATTTATTTAAAGATTGGAGGGATATAGATTATTATCCTATACCTCAAGAAGAAATAAATTATATAAGAAAAATCGAACAATAAAATATTTATGAATATGGATATAATAAAACATAGAAATTTTCTATTAAGTGAAATAACATTAGGTAATGCTAAGAAATATATAGATACATTATCTCCTTCAACTGTAGATAATAATATATATGTTGCTAAGGATTTTATAAGATTCCAACCATCATTAAATAAAAAAGATTTATATCAGTATAAAGACTATGAAGAATTACAAAAATCTTTAGAACAGGCTTCTAATTCAAAAAATCAAAAAAGGATAAAAGTGGGAAAATTAGACCCTCAAGATAAAAAAGATCCAAATTTAATATTCGATGATAATAATATTCGGGTATATAAAGCTCATAATAAAAAAGATTCGATAAAATATGGGAAAGACACCAATTTGTGTATTGCAACCAGAGGTGAAAATGAATTTGATTCTATTTCTAAATATGGAAATACTTTCTTTTATATATTTAATGATAATCCTTCATCAACCTATGATATTTTAGTTTTAAATATAAATCATAATGATAAAAATCCATATAAAATATATCTAAAAAATAATAATATCTGTGGAGGAGGACCAAAATGGGAAGGAAATTGGAGTATAGTAGAAAAAATAATCCCAGAACTTATAGGTAAAGAATCAATATTCGATAATAATTTAAGAAAATTTAACATAAAACAACAAATAAATGCATTACAAATAGATCTTTTACTTAAATTTAGTAATATGGATAAAGAGTTATTCTCTCCTATTATATCAAAATATTTAAAATATAATAAATATTCTTCAAATACGATTTTTCAAAATTATGATATTAAAAAAATTAAAAATTCAATAAATATTATAAATAATATTATCGAAAATAAAAAAAATTTATATTTATTAGAGTTTAAAGGAGGGACTTTTGATGGACAAATAATAGATGGTTTTGAAGTAGATAGTTCTACATTTTTTAATAACAAAGATGAAGCTATTAATTATTTTAAAAAAGGAAATTTTAAAAAAGGAATTGAAGATAAAAAATTAACAAATCTTAAAGAAATCTCATATCATCAAATTGAAAAAGAATTATTATATTACCTAAATCAATTAAAAATGGGGTTAACAAAATTAAAAAACATTTTATCCCCTCTAAATGAGATTTTAAGAATGCAGTATATTGCTGGGATAATCAATGAAATAAAAATAAATAATCCATTATCTTTAAGATCGGAAAATTTATTACAATTATTATGTAATTATTATGATGAAGACCCAGATTTTTTTGAAGATATCGGAATATCTTCAAAAGAGGTGTTGAGAGGTCATTATGGTAATAACATAGACAGTTTAATAATGGAATTGATAAGTTTAGGGATAGATGATGAATTAGATAATTTTTATAATAAAAATAACAAAATAATCATTGATAATAATGACTTTACTAAAAATTATAAAGAATATAATAATTAATATTTATAGATATGAGTATACAAAAACAAAGAGATTTTTTATTAAGTGAAATAAAAATAAATAATCCCTCTATTAGTGGAATTATTGATAGAATAATTAAAGACTATCCAATGGATATAAAATTCCAAAACCAAATGAAACAATTTACCAATCTTCAACAGGTAGAAGATTTACTATATAGGATATCAGGTGATGAGGCTGATGGTGAAGATAGAAGTTGGGCAAAACACGTAATTCAAGTTAATAGATAAAATAAATAAAAAATAATAATCATGATACTAGGACAAGAATTAGGTTCAAACCTATCAACAAAAGGAGTAACACAAAACAATATTCCTGCTTTAACAAATTCAAAACAACATAATGAGTATTCCATAAATGGAAACCCTTCATTATTAAATAAACCAAAACCATCTAAATTAGATATGGATGGAACAAATCCTACTCCATATATTCAATTACCTCATCTTTAAATAAGTGTTAAACCAACTTAAATCAGATTTACGAAAATTAAAATTTGGAAAGGATCAACCTGATGGGGGAAATTCTGGTCTACCTTATATAAAAACACCATTACCAGAAAATGGTACTGTAAATGAGAGAATATTATTGGAATCAGCGAGATTT